CAGAGCCCGACCTTCAGGCCTTTCTGGGCGGCAACGCCCTAAGGGTCGCCGCCCGGGTCTGGGCTTAGCGCCGCCCGCCGTCGGCTCGCCCACCCCCGAGCAACCTGCTCCGGACAGGCCTGATGCACTGGTCCAGAGCGGCGCGCGGAGGGGTCAGAGTGCGAAGACGATGACGGGTGCGGCGCCGACGGTGCCCGGGTCGGTCGTGGCGAGGGTCTGGGGAAGGGTTCCGCCCGGGCTTGCGAAATCGAGCGCCGCGGCCGCGAAATCGGCGGTGTTGACGAGGGCCGGGCGCGTGATCTGGGCGCCCGTCTCGCGGATCCAGGCGAACCAGAGCGTCCCAGTCACCGCCGCAAGGCCCACCCACCACAGCCCGGGGGCGAGGGTCGCGGGGTTGGTGTGGAAATGGTATCCGGCGGTGCTAACCGAGAGGGCCTCGGCGCCCTGCCAGTGCAGCGCGCCCGGCCGGCCGCCCGCGTCGGCATAGATCGCGGCGCGGACCGTCCCGCTCGGATAGGTGCAGATGAGGCCCGGCCGCCCGGACACGCTCAGCGTGACCGCGAAGGGGCTGAGCAGGAGCCGCCCGGCCGCAACCGATGCGTTGCTGCCGCCGCGGTTGCCTGAAAATAGGAACCACCCCGCCCGCATCGGACCGATCGCCCCGATCGCCCCGCCCGCCCCGGCGGGACCCTGCAGCCCGGCCGGGCCCGTGGGCCCCTGAGGTCCGGGCAATCCCGTCGCGCCCTGCGGTCCTTGAGGGCCGGTCGGACCCGCAGGGCCCTGCGCGCCGCTCTCGCCCCGCTCGCCCTGCGGCCCCTGCGCGCCTGTCTCCCCCTTGGGCCCGGCAGGCCCCTGCGCGCCGCTTGCCCCGGCGGGTCCCTGCGGCCCCACGGCGCCCGTCTCGCCCTGCGGCCCCTGCGCCCCGGCGGGACCGGCGGGCCCCTGCGGGCCGCTCTCGCCCTGCTCGCCCCGCGGCCCCGCTGGCCCTGCCTCCCCCCTCGGCCCCGCGTCGCGCAGCACCGTCTCGGCCGAGATCATGGCGCGCGGCCCGAGGCCCGCGTCGCCCACTGCTGCGAAGCGGCCGAGGCCGTGGCCGGCGCCGCCCTCGTCCCCGGCCCAGACGACCGCCCGCGCCGGCACCGCGGGCGCCTCGGCCAGCGCCCACGCCCGCCCGTCGGCCGAGGTCATGACCTCGCCGCCCTCGGCCACCGCCGCGAAGGCCCCGATCGGCTCGGCCCAGGCGACCCCCTGCCAGCGCGCCGAAGGGGCCTCGCGCAAGACCCAGGCCTGCCCGTCGGCCGAGGTCATCACCTCGCCGCCCTCGGCCACCGCGACGAGCCCCGCCCCCGCCCCGAAGGCGACGCCCGACCACGCCGCCTCGGGCGCCGCCGCGACGCGGGCCCAGACCGTCCCGTCGGCCGAGGTCATCACCCGCGGCCCCGTCCCCCCCGCCGCCACCGCGACGAAAAGGCCGAGCTCGGCCGCCCAGACCACCCCGCGCCAGGCCAGCGCCTCGGTCGAGCGCAGCGTCCAGTCGATGCCGTCGGCCGAGGTCATCACCCGGTTGCCGTTCCCGCCCCGCGCCACGGCGGCGAAGAGCCCCAGCTCGGGCGAGAACGCGATCCCCGACCAGCCGCGCGCCGGCGCCGGCCGCCCCGTCCAGACCCGCCCGTCGGCCGAGGTCATCACCCGCGGCCCCTCGCCCGCCTCGGCCACCGCGACGAAGACGCCCCGCCCGCGCGCCACCGCCGACCAGCTCTCGGGCCCGGCCGCAGCGTGGCGCGTCCAGCTGCCCGCATCCGCCGACAGCCCGACCGCGCCCGCCCCGTCATCGGACGCCGCCACCGCGCAGAGAAGCCCGAGGTCGCCCGCCCAGCAGAGCCCCCGCCAGCCCGCCGCGCCAAGCCCCGCGACCGCGCTCCAGCCCCGGCCGAGCACCCGGTTGCGCGCCACCGCATCGGGCCACAGCCCCGCGCGCAGCCGCCCCAGCGCGACCCGCCCGCTCCGCCGGTCGACGCGCAGCGCCTCGACGAAACCCGGCCCCGCCTTCAGCGTCAGATCCCCCGACCCCGCAACGCCCAGGATCGCGTCCGGCGCATAGCCCGTCTTGAAACTGAGGCTCGCCTCCGCCCCCGCCGCCCCGCGGTTGAGCGCGAGGTCGATCGGGCCGGGCGAGTGCATCAGCGCGTTGGTCCCGCGAAAGACGAGGCCGTTCACGGCATCGGCCGCCGCCCCGACGCCCAGCGCCCCGACCGCCCCCGTCCGCAGCGCCTCGAGCGTCAGCACGTCGAGCGTGCTGCCGAGCCCGACCCAGGCCCCGCCCCGCCGCACGATGAGCGTCCCGGCCGCAAGGCTCCAGACCCGCCAGCCCTCGGCCGCCGCGATCCGCTGCCAGCCCCCCGCCCGCCAGAGCGCGATGTCCCCCTCCCACCCCGCCCAGGGCCCCGCCGCCCCCGCCGCCACAACCCACGCCTCCCCCTCGGCCGCCCCCTCGGGCGCCACACCCCCCTCACCCCGCACCACCGCCTGAATGAGGGCGTCGAGGATCCCGAACGCCTCGTTCGCCGTCACATGCTTCTGCGCCTGCGCCGCCTGCAGGAGCGGCAGCCCCAGTCGTGCTGTCTCAGTCATCGATCGCAATCCCCGTAAACGGACCGGGCCCGAACCGGTCGGACATCTGGGCAACCTCGAACCGCCACCGCCCCGCCGCCCCGTCCGCCGCGCGCGTCGCGGCAGGATAGGACCAGGCGGGGGTGGCGACCGTCTCCTGGCGCAGGATCGCGCCATCCTTCACGACGCGCAGCCGATAGGCCTCGGCGGCCTCGCCGAGCGGCACCTCCTCGGCCGCCCAGCCGTCGCCGTCGATGCGCGTGCGCCGGATCCAGCCGAAGTGCAGCGCCTCGCCCCCGCGGCGCAGTCGCAGATGGGCCGGCGCGTAGGGCCGAAGCCCGACGCCGGCAAAGCTCTCGATCCGCCGGATCGTGCTCTGGTCGTCGATCCCGCGCGCCGCGACCCCGATGCGATAGTTCCGCGCCAGCCCCCGCTCGGCCGAGGCGAAGGCGATCTGGCGCGCCGCGCCATCGAGCAGCACGACCGTGCTGCCCGCGGGCCAGACGGGCGGCATCACCCCGTCCGTCCCCGCCTGACCGCGCAGCCGCATCGAGATGTCCCAAACCCCCGCCGCGACGGGAACCGCGTCGCGAAACTGCACGACCTCCCAGAGGCCCGCGCCGCCATCCCCGATCGCCAGCGCGTTCGCCCCCGCGAGCACCGCGGCCTCGGCCGCCGAGGCGAGCGTCCCGCGCCCGAGCCGCACCCGCAGCGCCGGGCCACGGTCCCAGATGCCGGGCCGCGCCGCGGCCAGATCGCCCAGCGTCACCCCGACCGTCGCCGGCGCCGACCACAGCCCGTTCAGCCGATAGCCCTGATCGCTCTCGCTCTCCCACAGCGCGACATCGCCCTGCCAGGGCAGGGCGGTGACGGCCAGATGCGGCGCGACCGGATCCTCGCGCCCGGTCAGGATCGGCAGGTCCATGAACACGGCATGGACCGGCAGCGCGGCCGCCGCGGGGCTCGTGCGGGCGCGCAGGTCGGGCGTGCGGGGCGCGCGATAGAGGCCGGGCTCGATCCGCACCGCCTCGATCAGCTGCGCCGCCCCCCGCTCCACCCGGTCGATCCGATAGCGCGCCGCCTCGGACCCGAGCGCCACCACATCCCCCGGCCCGAGATCGCGCCGCGACGGCGGCAGCGCCAGCCGCGCCCCTTCGCGCGCGACCCGCGCCTCGGCCAGCCAGCGCGCCGAAATCCCGAGCGCCTCGCCCCGCGTCAGCACCATCGGCAGATCGGTCTGCGCCACCGTGTCCGAGGCATCGTCGGCAAAGACCGTCTCCTCGATCCCCGTCTCGAAATCCCCCTCGGCCTCGACAAAGCCGATCCGGACGCGCCCCGCCGTCTCGGCCTCGGGGCTCAGCACGCGCTCCCACGGGCCCGCGAAATCGGGGTGCGCGGCCATGTCGTCCTCGGCCAGGCGGGCATCGAGCCGCCCGTCGCGCATCGCGAAGCGGATCAGGCCGTCGCGCTCGCGCGCCTCGAACCCATGCGCGAGCATCAGCGACTGGAGCGCCGCGCGCGCCGTCCCCACCTCGCCGCGCTGGAACCCGCGCACGACGCCATGGAGGCCCGAGACATCGATCTCCCGCACGCCCGCCTCGGCGCAGATCTCGGCCACCACCGCCGCCAGCGGCTGGTTCGTCATCCGCCCCGAGATCCAGTGCCCCAGCGCGTAGTTCTCGCCGTCGCCCCACAGATCCCCGTTGGCCGGAAACTGCGGAAAGGGCCGCGCGTCCCAGGCCCAGACGAAGGCGCGCGATGTCTCGACCATCGGCCCGCCATAGACGCCCGAGACGGGGTTGCGCGCCGGATCGTCCCAGTATTCGGCCAGCGCGCGCAGATACTGCATCTGGATCGTGTCGTCGCGCTGCCCGCCCGAAAACCACGGCAACTGCGACTCCGAGGATTTCGGATCGACGAACTTGTTGGGCTGGTTCGTCCCCTTGTCGACGGCGGGGCAGCCGATCTCGGTGAACCAGATGGGCTTTGATCGCGGCACCCAGCCCGTCGGCGCCTCGGCGCGGATGCCGCCCCGCCGCTCGTGGTGGCGGTTCTCCCACCAGCTGCGGATGTCCTTCCACCGCCAGACCCACGGCTCGCCATGGGCACCGTCGGTGATGGGCAGGCGCGTTTGCTCTGCGCGCAGGGCCTCGTCGGGGTAGTACCAGTCGAACCCCTCACCGCCCTCGATCCCGGACCTGAGATAGCCCAGATCGTGGATCGACCGCACGCCCGCGCGTGCATCGGCATGATCCTCGCCGTCGCGCCAGTCCGACAGCGGCATGTAGTTGTCGATGCCGACGAAATCGACATCCGGATCCGACCAGAGCGGGTCGAGGTGGAAGTACCGGTTCCCCTCGGCATCGACATGCCCGAAATACTCCGACCAGTCCGCCGCATAGGAAATCTTCACCCCAGGCCCGAGGATCGCGCGCACCTCGGCCACCAGCCGCCGGAGTTCCGCGACCGCCGGAAAGCTGTCGCCCGCGCCCCGGATCGCGGTCAGCCCGCGCAACTCCGACCCGACGCAGAACGCATCGACCCCCCCGGCCAGCGCGCACAGATGCGCGTAATGCAGGATGAAGCGGCGATAGCGCCATTCGGCCGGCCGCGCGTGGCGGATCTCGCCCCCGATCACCGCGATGTCGCCGGGCCCGGTCGCGCCGAAGAATGCCGCGACCTCGGCCTCGGCCGCCGCGCTGCGGTCCGTCGTCCCCGCCCGCCCCGGCGCGATCGCGGTCGTGATCCGCCCCCGCCAGGGCAGCACCGGCTGGTCGGCCGCACCCGTATAGGGATCCTCGCGCCCGTTCCCCGCAAGCTGCTCCATCAGCACGAAGGGATAGAACATCACCGCCTGTCCGGCCGCCCGCAGCGCACGGATCGCCTCGATCACGGACGCATCCGAAGGCGTCCCGCCATAGACGGGTCGCCCGCCCAGCCGCGCGATCACCTGCGCCTCGCGCCGCCCGATGCCCCCCGCCCGCCAGGGCGCGCCCACCGCGTCGGGTCCCGCGTTCTCGACCTTGGGGCGCACCTCGCAGACCCCCGCCCGCAGATCGTCCCCGAACCAGGAAACGACAAGCGACACCGCACCGCAGCGCGGCGCCTCCTCGGTCAGCTGCACGAGCGCGGTCGCGAAATCGCTGATCCCCGAGGCCGAGTTCACATTGACCGACCGCACCACCCCCGCGCCTAGATCCTGGTGCAGCGCCGTCGTCGCCAGCCCGTATTCCCCCGTCCCCGGGATCAGCGCGACCGCCCGCACGGCATGGGCCAGATCGCTCGCCACCACCGCCGGATCGCGTGCAGCGAACCGAACTACCTCGAAGGAAAAGACCGGCACCCGGTTGCCGAAGGGGGCAAGGTCGAGGTCCTCGATCACCACATAGGCAAGACCCCGATAGGCGGGCGCGTTCCCCGCCCCCTCGATCGCCTCGATCTTGGGGTCGGGCAGCTGGTCCTCGGTCCCGCGATAGACCCGCAGGCTAAGGGCGCCGCGCGCCAGTTCCCGCCCGTCCGCCCAGATCCGCCCGACCCGCGCGATCTCGCCCTCGCAAAGCGCGATCGCCACGCTCACCGAATAGGAATAGGCGGTGACGTCGGGCCCGGACGGCCCCCCGCCCTTGCCGCCCCCGCCCGTCTGCGTCACCCGCTCGAGAAAGCGCGACGCCCAGATCACATGCCCGCCCAGCCGCACCCGCCCCCAGACGCGCGCAATCGCCGTGCCCTCGCCCGCGCCCGTGATCCGCAGCCGGTCGATCCGCCCCGTCTCGACCGCGCGCGACCCGACGCCGAGCAGCCGCTGGTCGATGGCCTGCCCGATCGTCGCCCCGATCGCCCGCCCGATCGTCGCCCCGGTCAGGCCAAGGACCGTGCCGCCGAAACTCGCCCCGACCGAGGCGCCGACGGCAGACAGAAGTATGGTTGCCATGCAGGCCCCCCGAAATGTTCAGTGCAGCCGAAATGTTCAGTCCGTTGGAAAGGCAAAGCGCGCCGCGATCCGCCGCCGCCACGGCTCCGACAGCGGGCTCTCGACCACCGCATGCCCGCTGTAGGCATGGATGAAACTCGCCCCCGCCCCGGTCTCGGCCGCGATGCCCAGATGCTTGGCGATCCCCCCGGCCTTCATGCGAAAGACGAGGATGTCGCCCGCCTCGGCCGCGCCCTCGCCCCGCGGCCGGAGCCAGCGCCCCCCGGCAGCAAGCAGCACCTCCTCGCCCGCGGGCTCGGCCCAGTCACGCGTGTAGGGCGGCACCGCCTCGGGTTCGGGCCCGATCGCCGCGCGCCAGACCCCGCGGATCAGCCCGAGGCAATCCGTCCCCACCCCCCGGACCGACGCCTGATGCACATAGGGCGTCCCGATCCAGCCCCGTGCCAGCGCCACGATCCGCGCGCCCGCCTCAACCCCGGCTCGATCCGTCATGCGCCCCTCCCGCCGCCGGATAGGCCAGCGGCCAGTCATCCCCCGGCACATGCGGAAAGCCGCGATAATTCGCGAAATTGCCGAACTTCGCGCGGCAGGTCGCGGCCTGCTTGTCGCAGCCCGCCTCGATCCGCACCCGCGTCCCCGGCGCGACGTCGGCCCGCAACCCCGACCACAGCCCGAGCGCGCGCCGCACGCCCCCCTCCGCCCGGTCGGCCTTCACCACCCCCGCAAGCCCCGCCGCCGCACCCTCGAGGACAAGGATCCGCCCCCCCTCGAACCAGCCCGCCGCAAAGACCCGCCCGGAATCGACCACGAAATCGCGCGCCTCGACGGCCGAGATCACCACCGCCTCGGCCGAAAACGCCGCCTGCGCCAGATCCGCCTTGCAGCGCCCGTCCCCCAGCACCGCCGAGCAGCGCCGCTGATAGACCCGCCCGATCGGCCGGTTCAGCCCCTCGGCCAGGCCCCGCACCTCGGCGCGAAAGGCCCCGCCCGCCTGCGTCACCTCGCCCATCGTCCCGGCAAAGACGCGCCGCGCCGCGCCGGACCCCGACCATTCCACCTCGAAGGCCTCGATCCGCGCGCCGTCGAACCGCCCCGCCAGGATGTCGGCCTCGGTGATGCCCGCATCGCTCAGCGCGCCCGCAACCTCGGTGTTGCCGACGGCCAGCCCCGTCTTTTCGTCGAGCGCCGAGGCCGTCCAGCCCGTCGCGGCCCGGCACGGCACGCCCCCCACGACCAGATCCGCGTCATGGTCGGTGAACCCCAGTACCACCCCGTCGCGCCGCGCGAGCGTCCAGCAAAGGGCGACCCCGCTCACAGCCGCACCTCGATGACCGGCACGCTCGGCACCTCGCCCGCCTGGAAATTCGCGACCGACGTCTGGATGCGGTCGGTGTCGAACCTGACCGGCACGTCGAACTCGAACCCCGCGCGCACCTCGGCCCCGACGGCCGGCGGCTGGGCAAAGGTCACGATCCCGCTCGCGGTGTCGACGCTCCAGTCGATCCCCTCGAGGACCGGCTGCCGCCCGATTGAGATCTGCACGCTCCCCGCCACGGGCTTGGCGATGGGCCGCCAATAGACCTCCGCCCCCGAGGCATAGGCCTTGCGCAACCCGAAGCTGCGCCGCTCCCCGTCGCCTGTCCCCAGCAGCTGATCCTCGGGGCCGGGCCCGGCGGTCGCGGCGCTCGATTTGTAGTCGGTCCAGTCCTTCCAGCGAAACCCGTGCAACTGCCCGCCGCGCGCCTCGAAAAACGCGATGAGGACGCCCACGTCATCGAGGCTGCGCAGCCCCATGCCGGCATCGTAGCGCCGGCGCGAATGCGCCCAGCTCGTCCGCCGCTCCTCGTGCCCGTTGATGAGCGCGACGATCTCCGTGCGCCGCTCCGGCCCGCCGACCGAGCCGAAGCTCAGCGATGCGGGAAACCGCACCTCGTGAAACGCCATCCCGTCCCCTCCGCCTTCAGCCGTTGCGCTGCCCGCGCGCCAGAAGCCGCCCGACCTCGGCCGCGATCTGGCTCTGGCTGCGCCGGAAGCCCGCGACATCGGGCGTGCTGATGTTGATCGTGACGGGCGCCACCCGCCCGCCGCCGCCGCCCGCCCGCACACCGAGCCGCCCGTCCGCCCCGCGCGCGAGCGGCAAGATCGCCTCGGGCCCCGCCTCGCCCATCAGCCCGCGCCCGCCCCGCAAGGGAAAGCTCACCGGCCCGCTCACCACGCCGCCCTCGGCAAAGGGCATGACCCGCCCCTCGGTGAAGGCTCCGCCGCGCGCGAATGGCAGCACCGCCCCCGCGACGGTGTTGATCCCCTCGGCCAGCGCCCCCCCGAGCGCCGCCTGCACCGGCCGCAGCGCCACGCCATAGACGCTCTCGGCCATGCTCCGCCCGAGGCCGCGCAGCACGTCCGACAGCCGCTCGCCCTCGAACACCAGGCCATCGAAGGCCCCCCGCAGCGCCCCGCCGAAGCGCGTGGTCAGCGTGCCGACCTCGCGGCCGGTGAACAGCAGCCCCTCGCCCATCCGCCGCGCCTCGCCGTCCAGAACCGCAGCCGCCGCCGCCGCCCCCCCGAGGCTCTCCTCGAGGGCTGCGATCTCCGCCCCCAGCCGTTCCACCTCAGCCATCCTCGCCCTCCTTCGTCACCCGGTCGGGAAAGGCCCGCATCAACGCCTCGATCCGCTCCCGCGTCAGCGGCGCCGCCGCCGGCCCGAGCCCGAGCATCATCCGCAATTCCGCGGGCGAGAGGCGCCAGAACACATCCGGCGCGAGGCCGAGCCCCGCCATCCCCGCCCGCATCAGGCCCCCCCAGTCGATCCGCCGCGCCTCAGCCATCGCCCTCACCCGGCACGGCGAAGGCCGCGACGATCAGCGCCGCCGCCGCCCGCGCGGCCCCCGCCGGCCCGCCGGCAAAGCGCGCGCTCCGCAGCGCCACCGCCTCGCCCCGCCAGCCCCCGCCGCGCAGCCCCGCGACGATCACGGCCAGCACGTCGCGCGCCCGCCACCGCCCAGTCTCGAACCGCTCGACCATCTCGATCACGCTCTCGCCCGTCGCGGCCTCCATCTCGGCGATGGCCCCGAGCGTCAGCTTGCAGACATGCCGCACGCCGTCGATCTCAACCTCGACCTCGCCCGCCAGCGGATTGGCCATCAGAGCGCCGTGAACCCGAGCGCCCCGGCCGAGGCGAGGCCGACCTCATAGGTCGCCACGCCGTCGTGCCGCCCGCCGTATTCGAGCGCGGTGATCTGGAACGGCCCCTCGACGATCCCGAACGCCGGGATCACCACCTGGAACCGCGCCACCTCTCCGTCGAAGAAGATCTGCCGCGCGCGCTCGTCGCTGCTCGCGTCGCGAAAGACGCCCGAGCCCGAGATCGACGCCGACCGCACCCCCGCCCCGGACAAGAGCTCGCGCCACCCCCCCGGGCTCTCGAGGCTCGTGACCTCGACCGTCTCGGCGTTGAAGCTGATCCGCGTCGCCCGAAGGCCCGCCACCGTCTCGAACTGCCCCTCGCCCGAAACGTCGATCTTCAAGAGCACGTCCTTGCCGCGCTGAATCGCCATGCTGTCCATCCTTTCCGAAACTGGCGCGCCGGGCCCCGCCCGGCCGCCTCAGATCTCGACCCGCGCGCGAAACGACAGATCGATCCGCCGCATCGTGCCCTGCTCGCGCCGCCGCGCCTCGGCCCGCCGGAACCAGATCCCCACGAGCCGCCCGCGCCCGAGCGCCATCTCCGCACCCTCGAGCGCCTCCGACACCGCCGCCGCCGCCGCCTTGGCCGGGGCAAAGCCCGTCGTGCTCACGACGCTCACCGTCAGCCGGTGCTCCGCGCCCCGCCCGCTCGCGTCCGAGGCATCGAGCACGACCTCGGGCCCCAGCACGACATAAAGCTCGGGCGGCGCCCCCGGCGGCACCGCGTCAAAGATCGCCTCGCCGACCAGCGCGCCCAGCGCCGCATCGGCCCGAAGCCGGCCATAGATCGCGGCCTGCACCGCCGCCGCCGCCGCATAGCTCATCCCCGGCCCCCTTCCTCGGCGTGACAGACCAGATACCGCCCCTCCGGGTCGGCCTCGGCGACCGCGAGGATCGGATAGATCCGCGCCCCCTCGCGAAACCGCTGCCCCGCCACGGGCCGCGACGGCGCCCCGACCGGCGCCCCCCGCACCATGATCCGCAGCGAAACCCGCTCGCGCGCGATCAGGTCCACCCCGACCTCGCGCCCCGCGCCCGCGGCCACCTCGGCCCAGAGCGTCCCGCGCGCCTCCCAGCGCTCGGCATAGCCGCCCGCCCCGTCCGGCACCCGCGCCGCCGCCTCGAGCACCAGCCGACGGTTGAGCCGCCGCGCCCTCATCGCGCTCCCCCGCCCAGCACGCGCACGTTGCGCCACCGCTCGATCAGCGCCGCCACCCCGAAGGGTGCCGCACCCTGCTCGATCCCCGCCTCGTGGCGGAACTCGTGGAAATGCGCGCCAAGCATCAGCACCGCCTGCCGCAGATCGGGCGGCACCGCCTCCCAGGCGGCGCCGAAGCCCGCCTCGAAGTCGATTTCGGCCCGCCCGCCCGTCGGCACGGCCGGCAGCGCCGTCCCGGCCGGCACCAGCCGCGGCCGGTGCGGATCGGGCACGAGGCGCAGCCGCGCCGCATCGACCGTCACCGCCCCCCCCGCCGCATCGAGGATCCGCACCGCCTCGATCCGCCCGACCGGCGCGACCGGCAGGGTCTGCCCGCCCGTGTCGCGCCAGCCCTCAAGCTCCAGCCGGAAGCCCCGCGCGATCAGGGCCTTGCCCGTGCGCCCCTCGATCG